GCTCACCTGATTTAGACTTGACCAGAGATAACCATTCTTCCATGAAAGTCTCACTGTCAGGTGTTTCTGTGTAGGCAACGGAGTTATTTGCAAGACCTCGTTGTGGATTGTCGACATACCATGCTCCCATTTTAGCTTCACGCATTCTGCGATCAGTTAGATTAGATAAAGAGATAAGAGCAGATCGTCTGACACCACCGACCACAACGATCTGTCCTATCATACACATGATGTCATGCACCTCGATAGAGGATAACTTACGTCCCGCTGCCTGTTTGAAAGTTTCTATTACAAAATCGAATAGTTGTTTCAATGGATCTGGTCCACTGGCTCTACCCCCAAAGGTCTTGAGTCTAGCGCCTGCAGGTCTTACTTTAGAGAAATCAAAGTTAGGTATATCACCCTCATATAAATGAGAGATAAGTTTCTTAAAGGCTTTAGCCCAACCTAACTTGCTATCTTCTACGACTATGACATCATCACATAAACCAATTTCTTCAGGTACAATAGGTAGTTTGTTAATGTCTTGTCTTTCACAAGAGAACCCTACACCTGTACCATTCATTAATATATATAGTGCTTCACTGAAAGCACGTTTGTTATTGACAGCTAGATAACTACAGTTATATGCTGCTATATTGTCTCGTTCACACGCTTCACCAGCTGTCATCATTAGCCTCATAGAAGGCATTACTTCTAGTTTAAGTACTGCTTCTCGCAGTTCTTCTATGTCTTTTTCTAGTGCAGGTGTTTTAGTTTTAAGGTATGAAACTAATCGGTCAACTGTTTCATCCCATGTTTCTCTTCTATTCTTTTCTGGTATATATCTTGCGTATCTTGATGAGTGAATTACCTGTTGATATAGAGTAGGTAACTCATTCTTTATCGTCGTAGTCATAAAAATCAAACCCTTCTTTGTTATCATTAATTAATTCTCGAAGCTCATCTTGGTGCTCTTCGACTCTATCTATAAACTTATTAACTAATTCTTCTGATGTAATTCCTAATGTTTCTAATAAAGTTACTTCATCTACATAGTACAATTCTTCAATAAGTTCTGAAACCGTAAGCATTATTTCTTCCTCACCTTCTTAGTTTCTTTTTCTTTCTTACGAAAGATTTTATCATAATTATTTTCATACTTTTTATTGTTAGCTTTAGAACTAAACTTAGGGCTTTCAAACTGTGTCATTGTTTAACTCCTTTAACATCTCAATAAAGTGTATAGCTTTATCTAGATCTTGTACTCCACCCTTATCTCTCCAACGGCAGAGATATTTAATAGCACATCCTTCAATAAAAGGTATGTTGTTTTTATATATAAACTCTGTAGGTTGTATTGCAAACTTAGAGTAATGCTTACCACCTATTTGTTTTTTCAAAGCTTGTACCATATTATATCACTTTCTACGACGTTTGTCAATACCATATTTACTATTTACGTAATTTAATGAGACTGCCATCTCGTCAAATGCACCGTCTTTTACTTCATGTAATACATAGAAGCCTCTCCAATGTTGATTACCTTGGTGATTTAAATAATCTTCATTGTGTTCATAGCAACTACCTGCTATAATAGCAGTTATCTCTCTGCCATCAGCTCTTCTAGCGTATGCAATTTGTCTTCCTTGCTGGTGTCCTGCGAAGCATGACATGTGCTTTCTGTTAAGTAAAGCAGAAGCAGAGGTAACTGGTCTGCCCATGACACCACTCGCAAAGTAGTGAGAGTAAGCAATCCCATTAACCACAACCACGTCAAGAAAATCATATACTTCCCAACCGTACTGTTCATAGTTTAAATCCTTTATACTAATTAGTTCTTCTAACTTACGATCATCATTAACTGCACGATCTATTCTGTCCTCGTGATTACCTAATGTTAGGATCATACGTGGTTTGTATTGTTTCTTTTTAAGATTAGCTTGTCTTGCTTGTAGCTTACGCATAGGACTTAGTAATGCATCCATACCTTTATGTACTGCACGTATGTCTGCTTTGTATGTCCTACCTTCAAAAGCTTTCTTGCCTACATCGTATGATGATAAGCTAGGCATATCAGCAAAGTCACCTATACATACAATTACGTCAGGTTGTTTCTCTGCTATATATTTACCTATATTTTCTAAATACTTAACCGACTGCCCAGGCTTGACCTGGCAGTCAGGTATAACTAAATGTTTCATTGTAACGTCCCTCCTACTTTAATATCTTCTTCTATTTCAAACTCGGCATCGCCTTCGTTTACTTTTATAATACCGTTTCTTATTAGATCTTTAATAGCATGATCCATTAAGAACTCAGCTTCTAAATTGTCTACACTAAAATCAAAATCATAAGATCCGTCTTCATTTTTTCTTAAGTTTTTTATAATCATTTATCCAATCACTCCTATAATCTAACCATAAGAAACCATTCTTCTCAGCCCACATAGCGTATGTTGTTTTGCTTCGTTTAGTTATCTTATTGTCAGCGTTCATAAATAGAAAGATAATGGTTATATGCGGGTTGGACTCTTTAAACCATACCATCTTCTGCCTTGTTGCTAAGTCTAGCTTACCCTTTGCTTCAATGTAAACATTGCGAGCCATCTTAAAGTCTGGTATATATTTCCTATGTATAACAGGTTGTATATACTCATGCTTATCTGGTTCATACTTACACGACTTATAATGTTTGCGCAGCTCTTTCCACACAGCTGCTTCAAACTTACTTTTAAATGCTGGCATACCGTTCCTTATATTTTTGTCTATCATTACGTAGTATCCATAGACAAGAAGCATTCATAAAAAACTCTTCATCATTGCCATATGCATTGCGTACTATTTGCAGCATTTCTTTTTCTGATTGAGCAGGTTCAAGTAAGACCTTTGCTTTCTTTTCACCCAATCCTTCAATGCCTTTAATATTGTCACTACGATCTCCTTTGATACACTGTTCATAGAATAGACGAAGACCTTCTAGTTCAGATTGTTCTATAAACGTATCAGGTCTTGTCCATCCTTTACCATTAATTTCCCAAGAGAAATGTTGACCTGGTATTTGTAACAAGTCCTTATCTAAACTGCATATGATAGTATCATCTGTTTGATAGATGCCAAGCATATCATCTGCTTCTAGTCCTTCATCTGCTACCTCAGCATTAAGTTCAGAGATACTCCACTTCCTAAGATCTTCTAGATGCTTAGGTTTAGGAGCAGTTCTATTTGCTTTATACTCAGGATATATTTGCTTTCTAAAGTTATTAGTACCTGTTAAGAAAGCTCTATAAGAGCTAGCTCCTGTCTTCTCAATAATTTGATCAAACAATTCGTTAGCTCTGTATATAGCTATACCTAAATCGTCATTCTCTGCGCTTGCTGCGCATCGAAAACATACTAAGTCTTGGTCAATTAAAGCTTCCATAATTAGAACGGTACATCATCTGCTAGGTTATCTAGAGATGTTGATTGTTCACCCTCCATTACAAATCTTTCATATTGTTTTGCTAGTGTAATTACTTGATCACTAGATAATGGACTGCCATGTGTCGCTAGAGTTGCTACTGCATTTGATAAAGAGCTCTGTCGAACGATCATTAGTTGTCGTAGAGCACGCTCTTCTTTTGTTTCGTAGTTACTTCCTGTGACTCTTGTTGGTTTACCTGATGGTTTACTATCACCTGTCGAGGCTGTCGCTACGCTTTGGTTTGTAGGCGCAGGCGCCACCTCTCCAGCTGCTAACACTTTTGTCCAGTTCCAGTAACCTGCATCGTCTTTTTCCATAGCAATGTTTACTTCGTCGCCTTTTTCCCATGTCTGTGCTGTTCTAAACACATCTGGGTTAGAGAATGACATTAGTTTTTTGCTACTGACTCTACCTTGATCATCTTTATAGGTGACTTCTAATGATTGGTATTGTCTACCGTTACGGTTAGTACTTGTTTGTGGTTGTGCTACATCAATAATATTAATTAACATTAACTGTCTCCATGTTACCCCATGTTGGTCCAACTTCACATTCGACTCTCATGGGTAGATTAAATTTATGTCCAAATAACTTCTCAAAGTTTTCTGGTACATCGTTAAAACATTTCTCAACAATTTTAACTATACTTATATTATCCCATACTTTAGGATCAAAGTCAAGTATAATTGAGTCATGAACTGTGTTAATTAGTTTGACTCCTTCTTTGTCGAGTAATCTATTACGTAAGGATACTCTTGCTATCGACATCAAGTCAGCACCTAAGCCTTGCACTGGATAGTTTAATATCTTAGTGCGTGGGTGTTTAACACCATAGCTCGTAACCTCTGGTTCGTAGTAATACACACGACCAGTTGGCATAGTGAGTTTCCTATCTCGTTTTGCTTTGAATACTATTTCATCGTGCCACTCCTTTAGTTTAGTATATTTATTATAGAACTGATCAATAATGTTTTGCCAATACATTTCATTACCAATCTCTTTAAAGTTAGGATCGTTAGCATATGAGTAGGCAGATCCACCATAGATTAATCTGAATACGAATGTCTTGGCTATTAGCCTAGAAGGTAATCCAAATCTTTCTTGGTTGTCAGAGTGCATGTCAGTTCCCTCCCATATCTCTTTAATAGCTAGGTCGTCTTGACTTAGGTAGGCTGCACCTACCCACTCTAGTTGTTTAGCGTCTGCTTGTAGTAACATAAGTAACAATTGCCTCTATTGATTTATCATCAAGGTGTTGCATTAATTTGTCTATACCTTCAATAGCTATGACATCATCAATGTCTTTTGCTATGTAGTTTAACCAAGCTTCTGTCACACCTTTCCTTTCTATATCTTCATATAGATTATCTAATCTACTTTGTCTCTTATTTGTATGTTTAATCGTAGGATGTATATACGAATAAGATATACTAGATTTCTTCAAAGTATACCTCACCACCTTCAATTAATGGTGGTAATGCACGTGGTAAAATTGGATCATTAATTACAATCTCAGGTAATGGTTCATATACATAAGGTGTAATAATAATTTCATCTGTCATGTTTTCATCTAACAGCACTGTAAATTCATCTTTTTTAGATGCTGTACCCATTAACCATACTGCTAAGCCTAAACAAACTGCTGCGATGAGTCCTGCATATATAGTTTCATCTACATATTTATCTATAAATTTCATAATATCTCCTTAATATCTTGAAGTAAAAAGAGACTTAATCTCTCCATCAAAGTTCTGCAGGTTAGGTCGACTACTTGATAACCTACCTGTTCTTGCTACACATTGGTTTAGTTGCCCATGTATTTCTCCTTTCTTCCAATTGTTATCATCAATCAATTTACATAAACCTATATAGTAAGTTGACTTACGTTTCTCTAGAGTAGCTCTTGTTAAGAGTATATCTAGTATCTCTTGACCTTCTTTATTAGGTTTGAGTGAGCGTAAGGTCTTTTCATCCGTAGAGTAAAGACCTTCTTTAGCGAGCTCAGTACCTTTTAATGGTTTTATTCGTCTAGGTAATTCGAGTTGTTCTTCGAACCACTGGAGTTTGACTTCACCCTGTCTAGCCCCACTCTTATAATGTCCAATAGGACGCTGACGCTTGTACTTAATAATGCCACCATATAAGAAAGCGCTAAGATGATCCACGCTATTAGGGTTAAAAGAATCGAAGCGGTGGAATTCAAAAAGCTTTTGATCCAGTTTAGATATTTGTTCTTCAAGTTCATCTCCTAGTGTTTTACTTTTACCATAATTATATAGTATACCATTAAATTCCATCTCTTGCAATACTAATAGATCTTGATTGTGTAAACTAACTAATCGTTTAAGCTCTGGTCGTTTGTTTAGCTCTTCCATTTGCTTAACCATTATCTGTTCTGTTAATTTAACATCTTGTTTTAGATAGTCAGTTAGTATTTCTTCTGGTATATCAGGTGTATCAATACCGTTTTTCCAATACTGTTCTGACACTACGTCTAGTTTAGATTCTAATCCGTAGTGTTCAGCAACACCGTTAAGACTAGGGTATGGGTTAGACTGTCCATCAAGTATAAACTGTACAACCTGACAGTCCCATATTCTTTTGTTAGTAAATTTAATACCATATCGAGATAACCAATGTAAATCGAATTTGATATTAAACCCCACAAGGACAGTGGCAGAGTCAATAGACTCTTGGATTTTAAGGAGATTATCCTTGTAGGGCTCAACATCATACTCGATATTATATACCTCTTGATCAATACCTACATAGCATAGCTTGTTAGTCTGATCAAAAGGGTTACCTTTATTAGATGTAGTTGTTTCTACATCGAGTGTTATGTATGGTTTAGATGTCTTCATATCTTGCTATCTCTGGTTTAATTAATACTTGAGTGCTACCGTGTCTTAGGTCAGGTAGAGTATCGTCATCCCCTGGTAACTTGTTCTTCAGTATATTGAAGTATCTAAGTCTTGAGGTGTTGTCTTGCTCTTTACCTATACCTAACATCCAGTCAGCCTCACCTTGTTTACCTGTTTTACTACCATCTACCATGTTCATTGTAAGCCATAGCTTACCATCAGCTTCGCCTGATGCCTGTGATACTGCAATAACTGGTGCATATTTCTTTGCAATTTCACGAGCCCATTGATAGATAGCTTTGAGTTCTAGATCATTACGATCTGCTTTGAACCCTTTGATTTTATCTATCTGATCAAAGATAATTAATGCTGGGTTAGTCTTTTTAAGTATGTCTTCAATTACTTTAGGGTTAGTAGACTCTGTTATTTCATTACCTATTAGTTTAATTCTATCACTTACTATATCTTCATATTGTTTTTCATAAGCAGCTTGTTGTTGTCCTTTGAGGATGTTGCGTTCAACACCTGCAAAGGCTTGGTTAATTCTTTCAGCAACTCCTATATTAGCTTCTTCGTTATTAAACCATAGTATATCACCATCTGTTTGTTTAATCATATGTGTTATTTCACTAGCTAAAAACGTAGTTTTACCTGTTTCAGGTCTAGCAAAGATAAATCCAAAGTTACCTTTGCGTAGACTGCCTAATGATTTGTTAAGCCAGTTAAGTCTCCAACGTAAACCTGGATTGTTTTCTTGTTCTTCATATATATGAGATAGACTCATATTCTGAAAGTTAAAACCTTTATCTTCTACTTCATCTTTTTCAAAATCTTTAAACTTTTCTATCAATCTATCAGGATCTGCAGTACCATCTTCTACATCAAGAGCAAGCTTGGCGAGGTCACCCGCTAATCCTCGCCTGCGATGCTCATTTAGGAGATTTACTACAGCATCTTTGTTGGTGATTTCAGCGTCAAAGATTCGGGTTACAAGAAGCGTAAGTTCTTTACGCTCTGACTCTTGTAATAAATAATTACTGTTGTATTGTAATTCTAATTCTGATGTACTAATACTTTCTTTATTATCATATGTATTGTAATAACTTTCTATACTGTTAAATAGTTTGTAATGACTAGTATAGTTAGTCTTAATATAATTAAGATTAACATACTTGTAATACTTTAAATAGTATTCCCTGTCTTCACAGAACAATTTAATTATCTGTTCTTCAACCACTGTTCAATCTCCTTATTGTTATACTCTTTAGGATCTAGATTGGTTATAATTACTTTACTATCTAGACCTAATCCTTTTAATCTGTTCTTTATCCTTACTGCGTTCTTTGCTTTGTCTCTGTCTAACCAGACATAAACTGCTTTATAATTTTTTACTAACTCTTCCTCGAAGTTAGTAGCAAGGCTGCTCCCCAACAAGGGAGCGGAGCAGACTTGATGCTGACGAGATACTTTAATTGCTGATAAAATATCTTCTGTTAGAATTATTGTATCATGTTTTCCATACACTGTCAAGGGTTTAGCTCCATTGGATAGATACTTAGGTCCATAGGATTTAAATGATCTACCTTGCCAGTAACTTCCAGTGTTAAGTAAGATTAAAGTTCCATTGTCAGTACACCATTGAAAGTTATATTTAACTATTTCATCTGGTGTAATACCATATGATAGTAACCACTTCATCGCTACTTGAGGTAGCTCTTTAGTTGTATTAAGCACACTGGTGGTTACATTACTGGGTCGTTTCTCTTTTAATCTGTTACGCAACGACTCCAGATCTTGTTTTGTTTTGTAATATTGACATCCAAAACAATAGAAATGGTCTTCATACTCGCCTAAGTTGTCTCGACTACGACACTTAGGACAGGGTAAATGCCTAAGAAATTTGCTCATCTATTTCCTCTATAGTATCAGCCATACGATAACTTAATTGTTCAAGTAAATATCTATATCTATTACCTTCTAATGATTTTTTAAAAGTTATTCTATGTAATTGAGATACATATTTAAATTGTTTATCTAATAACTTTTTTATTTTTTTTTTCATAATAATCCTTAGTTGTAACTCATACAATAACCGATGCAAATCCTACACATATAGTGTATAATATACATATATACTGGTAAAAGTATATTATTTTAATTGAAAGGAGTACACATTATGTGGACAAAACCATCAGCAACAGAAATGCG